ATTTTGTAAGAAAATTAAAAAATAATATATAATTTTGTAAGAAAATTAAAAAATAATATATAATTTTGTAAGAAAATTAAAAAATAATATATAATTTTGTAAGAAAATTAAAAAATAAACATAAAAATTATGAAAATTATCAAAAATTATGATTCATTTGTTAATGAATCAAAGACAAATGGATTTAAAATAACATCTATAGATGAATCTGATATACCGAAATTATTGGAAATTAAATATGATTTTTTTGCAAAATCATATAATTATAATAAAAAAAAACACGATAATTATAGTTTAGGAAATACAGATTGGTCAATTTCTAAAAAATTAATTAATAGTGATGGTGAAATAATAGGGGGTTACTTTTTAAGAAAAACTTCAATTGAAAAAGAATTATTAGAATTATTCGAAAATATATCAATGAAAGAACTAAATGATGAACAATGGATAAATAATAATTTATTTTTTGATGTCAGACCACTTTATAATAAAAGTGGTATAGAAGGTGTATCATTGTTTGTTGATAAAAAATATCAATCACTTGGATTGGGTCAATTGTTAATAGATGGAACTATGCAAGATGTGAATATTGATTATATGTTAGGTTATGCATATCATACATTAGGAAATATTAAACAATGGATGAAGAGAAGATATCTAATATTAGATAAAGAAAATTTTAATACTGATGAAAACTATGATTATGGTTATTATATGACATTAGAAACAAAAAATATAAAATTAAAAATCACCAATTTTGGATTAAAATATAAATCAGAACATACAGAATTAAATTTTGATCCATCAAGAGGATTTATTTTCTAATAATAAAAATATGTATAGATATAAAAAATTTTTAAATATAGAACAACCAGATGGTCACACCTGCGGACCAACTTGTATAAAAATGATATTAAATCATTTAAATATTAAATCACCTAATATATATGATATAATAGGTGATTTAAATTTTGATGTTAAAAATTTAGCAGGTGCTCCATATTTTAGAATGGAACAAATATTATATAATAATAATATAAAATTTAAAACATTTATTGATAATAATTTAAATGAATTAAAAAATAAATTAAAAAATAATTTAATAATATTATCGGTATTAATAGATTATGATAATGATATTATATATGGAAATGGATATAAACATTGGGTAGTTGTATATGATTATGATGTGGATGATGATTCATATTTTATTTCTGATCCATGGTTAGGTAATTATAAACTAAATATAAATAATTTAATTAAATTAACAGAACCTAGAAATTTTTTATATATTCAAATACCAATTAATAATACCATTGGTAAAAATAATTATATTACTGATAATGTTTTTAAACTAATTTCGAAAGAAAAAATGAAATTAGTTTTTGATTCTAATTTTTTATTTAGTTTAAATGGATCATATTATAATGATTTAAAAAATATTAAACATATAAATAATATTGATTATTTTTATTCTTTCGATAAAATAAATGATGATTTTTATCCTATGTCAAAAAGTATATTAAATGATGATATATTATATATAAATATGTTAAATTCTAGCATATTTAATAAAATGTTAAAATATTGTAATTTAACAACAAATAGAGCATTTTAATATGTTTGATTATTATAAATCTAATAAAAAAACAATTGGTTTAATATCAATTCCACATTCAGGGACACATATTCCTGATATTTTTAAAAATTATATAATAGTGGATAATAATAAATTATTAATAGACAATGATTATAAAGTACAAGAATTAATAGATATATCTTATTTAAATAACAATGGAATAGATGTATTAATATATAATATCAATAGAGTATGTGTTGATTTAAATAGATATAAAAATGAATCTATACTATTTTGGAAAAAAAATACACAAGGTGATGTGTTAGTTATAGATGAACCAAATTTAATAACAAAATATAAATTAATAAATTTATATTATAAGCCATATTATGATAAAATAAATCAAATAATAAGTAATAAAATGTGTGTTATTGATTTACATAGCATGCCTAGTATTGCAACAGATTATCATTTAAGATTAAATAAAAATCAACCTATTAATAGACCAGATTTTTGTTTATCAGATTTAAATGGTATTTCATGTGAAAATAAATTTATTCAAATTTTTAATAATGAATTATTAAAAATTGGTTTTGATTCTAAAATAAATAATCCTTATTTTGGTGGTTATTTAACTAAATATATAAATGACAATTTTAATGTGAATAATATTCAAATTGAAATAAATAGAAAACTTTATATGGATGAAAAAAAATTCATATTAAAAAATAATATTAAATTAACAAATATTTTGAGTGAATTAATATCAAATGTTTTTAAATATTTTTATTATAAAAATTAATAACTTTTTAAAATTTGAGATGCATTAAAAATGCTCATATTTTCTAAAATAGATTGATAAACTACATCATCATCTTTAAATTCATCAAAAAATAAAAGAATATTAAAATTTACATTATTTTCTAAAATTTTTTTAATTTTAAAAATATCTTCTACGACCATTTGTTTATTAGAAAAATTTGGTAAATAATAAACATCCTTTTTTTTCATTAATGTTTGATTAATTTTAGTATAAATAAGAAGGTTAAAATATTCTTTATATTCATTATAATTTATAATATTATATTCTTCCAATTGTTGTTTTATATCTATAATTGTTTTGTTTTTAACTTTGTTTACTTTTACATATTTATCAAACTTTTTTCTGTTTTTTGTGAACACTATATAAAAATTCATTATCATCAATTTATTTTTAATTATATATTATATATAGATGGTTCATTTATAAATATTTTTAGTAAATACTATGTGAACTATTAATTAATAATTAATTTCCACATTACAAGCACAAGGTATCCCTTCACTTTGTGTAATGCTAGGTTGGTTCCTCAACCCAAAATTCTTTATATTTTTTGCTGCATTAATATCCCTATCATGATTTATACCACATTTAGGACAAATCCATTCACGAACAGATAATTGTAATTTTTTTTTAATGAATCCACAACAACTACACATTTTTGAACTAGGATCAAATCTACCAATAATAGATAAATTTTTTCCATACCAATCAGATTTATATTCAATCATTATTTTAAATTCCGACCATCCCATGTCCGATATTGCACGTGCAAGGTTATGATTTTTTATCATTCCACTTACATTCAAATCCTCCATACAAATCGTATCATAGTTATTCACTAAATATTTAGATATTTTATGTAGATAGTCTAATCGTTGATTTTTAATATGTTCATGTAACAATGAAACAACCATTTTTTGTTTTAAATAATGTTTTGATCCCCTTTTCTTTCTTGATAATGATCTTTGTTCTATTCTTAATTTTTGTAACATCTTTTTAAAAAAATCTTTATTCTCGAATTTTTTACCATCTGATGTTATACAAAAATCTTTAATTCCTAAATCTAATCCAACTGATGTCGATTCAGTTATAATTTTTTTAATAGGTTTAGTTTGTTGTGTTTCAACTAAAATTGATATATAATATTTATTCGTGATTGTTTTTGATACTGTACATGTTTTAATAATACCTATAAATTTTCGGTGTAAATCAATATCAACATATTTTAATTTTGGTATAAATATTTGTTTACTATTTTCTTTTAAATAAACACTTTGTGGAAGTTGAAATGTTTGTTTTCCATGTTTTGATTTAAATTTTGGAAATCCTTTACCTCTAAAAAAATTGGTATATGCATTATCAAGATTACGAACTGACATTTGTAAAGATTGTGCGGGTGATTCTTTTAACCAAGGACAAATAGTATCTTTAAGTTCTTTAATTTGATCAGATAAGTCAATACATGTTATTTGCTTTTTATTTCCTATGTAATTAGTTATTTTAGTTTCTAACCCAAGATTATATACAAATCTTACTTGACCGAAAATTTTAGTCATTAAATCTTTTTGTTCACTATTAGGATATATTCTATATTTATATGATTTTAACATTTTACAGAAAACATTTAGTTTTTATAGAATTATATATTAAATATTAAAAATCATTTTTTGTATTTTAAATAAATAATTAAAAAATATTATTATAATTATTAAACTTTTACCGATATTTTCTATAAAAATATAATACAAAAAAGTTAACAAATCTTTTAAAAAAATAACCAATATGAAATGTCTAAAAAAGAAAAAGAAAAGAAAGATTCAACTAAGAAATTTTCAATTTCGCAATTATCAAATTTAATAAGTAAAATATCTGATGAAACAGAAATTATTATTGAAAAAACAGACGGTGGTAGTTTCATCAGTACAGGTATTCATATTCTTGATGCTCTTCTATCAAAAAGTATTCTTACAGGCGGTGTAGCAGATGACAGAATTACAATTTTTGCAGGTGAACCAAATACTGGTAAATCTTATGTTCTATATAACATCGCTAGAAACGCACAAAAAGATGGATATTTTATTATATTCATTGATACAGAACATTCAATTAGTAAAAAGTCATTGGCATCTTTTGGTATAAATACATCTGATGATAAATTAAATTTAGTTATATCGAATAAAGTAGAAGATTTAAAAATCTTTTTAACTAAATTTTTAGATGGATTGAAACAAGAAAAGAAACAAGGTGTCGAAATTCCAAAAATTTTAATTTTATTAGATAGTATCGGTCAACTTGCATCAGAAAAAGAAATTGAAGATGCTAAAGAAGGTAAAAATAAGGCTGATATGACAAGAGCAAAAGCTATTAAACAAATGTTCAGAATTATTAATTCTGATTTAGGTTATCTAGGTATCCCTATGGTTGCAACAAACCACACATATCAAGATACTAGTTCATTCTTCCCTGTACCTGTAATGAGTGGTGGTAAAGGTTCAGAATATTCAGCATCTACTATTGTTTTTTTAAGTACTGCTAAATTAAAAACCGGTCGTGAAGATGATATGGACTTAAATGCAACTGGTGTAATAGTAACTGCTCAAGCTAAGAAAAATCGTTTAGCTAAACCCAAAAAAGTAAAATTTGAAATTGATCATAGTTTTGGAACAAACCCATATAAAGGATTAGATTTCTTTTGTACTCCAGAAAATTTTGAAAAAATTGGTATTGCAAAAGGTAAAATAAATGAAAAAACAGGTGCATTTGAACCAGGTGGAACTCGTTGGTACATAAAACATTTAAATAAATCAGTTTTTGAAAAACAATTATTTACTAGTGAAGTTTTTACAAAAGAAATTTTAAATGTTCTAGAACCTATTATTTATAAATATTTTGATTATTCATCTTTTGATGAACAACAAGTTTACTTAGATAAAATGGATGAAGATGGTGAAAATCTAGATCCAGATTTTGATGAAATCGATAATGAAGATTTATTTTCAGATAACGATTAAAAAATAACTACTATTATTAATGGCTGAAAGCGTTAATACGAATTTAGAGAAATTGTTTTTTGCAAAAATACTAGAAGAACCAAATCAATTTTTTAAAGTAGAACCAAAATACTTTGAAAATGAACATATAAGATTTGTGTATGGTATTATTAGAGAATATTATATAAAAAGCACTGATAAAATCGTACCTAGTGTTAAACAAGTGTGGTCTATGGTTGGATTAAATGATACCAAAAAAATGATCACAAAAGAAATTTTAAAATCATTATATACAGAAAATACACAAGATATTAATGATGAATGGTTAGATAAGAAATTTAAAGCGTGGAAATCATCTAAATATACCCGTGAAAAAATCTACGAATCAATTGATATCATAAAAAATATGGAGGAAGTTGATTATGATAATGTAATGGATATTGTCGGAAGATTAAAAAATAATTTCAGTGAAATTGATTTAATATCTAATGATGATGAAGATTTAGGTGGTGACTTCGATAATCCAGAAGAGCATAAACAACAAATTTCAATGAGAAAAATGCCAACTGGTTGGTCAAATGTTGATAAAATTTTAGGAGGTGGTTGGGATCATGCTACTTTTTCCTTAGTAATGGGAGAAACAAATGTCGGAAAATCGATGTGGTTACAAAATATATCATCTAAATTAGTAGATAATGGTTATAATGTTCTTTATGTTACATTAGAAATGGCACAATATAAATGTATGAAAAGAATGGGTGCTATGAGATTAAAAATTGATATAAATGATTATGATACATTAAGTAAAGATACAATGTTCATTAAAAATAAAATTAATGAATTAAAAACAATGGCATCATCTAATTCACTTTTTGATGGTGGTAAAGTTGGTAAATTGTTTATTAAAAAGTATCCTACTAGTGATTGTACTGTAACTGATTTAGAAAATTTTATTAAAAAATTTCAAGAAATAAAACGTTTGAAAATAGATGCGGTTGTAGTTGATTATATCAATATTATGGCTATTGAAAAGGGTTACAATCTAGATACTATGTTATATTTAAAAGGTAAACACTTAGCAGAAGGATTAAGAAGATTAGCTGATAAATTTGATGTAGCAGTTATCACAGCAACACAAGTTGATAAATCAGTTTGGGGTGCAAATGATATTAATTTAGATGATATACCAGAAAGTAAAGCAATTGCGGAAGCAGCTGACTGTGTATGGGCAATCATTCGTAATCCACAAATGAAAAAAGAAAATACTTATAGACTTAAAATATTAAAACTTCGTGATGGTGAACATCATGAAGAACAAATTAAGTTTGATTTTAATCCAAAGTATTTAACAATGGATAATGATATACTTGTAGGTAGCAAGTAAAAAATAATAATTTTTAAAATGTCAGATTGTAATCCAAAAAATAATTTAGATTTGGATAATAAAGATACAATAACTACTAAAGATGTATCATTAAATTTATCATCTAATGATGAAGAAGATATTATTATAGTGGAAGAAGATGTATATATTGATGAAATGGATTTTATTAATTCAGATGAAGTTGAAGAAATTGAAGAAAGTGAAAATTTCGATCTTCTTTATAAAATGAATACTAATAAACATAGAGAACAAGGTAAACATCAACTACCAAGAGATACTATATTTAAAGGAAAATTAGATGATAAATCTGATGATAAGGATGATCAAAAAATCGATAATAGTTATGATTCATCAAATATATTTGATATTCAATATAATGAAGGTGATGATTATCTTAATCAAAATAATTTAACTAAAGATGTTTTTAATATATTAAACGATAAAACAAAATTAGATTTTAAACAAAATAGAAGAAAACCAAATAAAGAAGTATTTAATGGTTATTATAATTTACTAATTAAAGAATTAGGATATAAATATACTAAATCTGAAATTTTTGTAGAATTATCATATTATTTTACCGATAATATATTTAATATGTTTAAATTATTAGATAAAAAACCAGCTAATGCAATAATTAAAGAATTAATACAAAAAGGATATTTAAAAAATATAAGCGGTATTAATTTTTTATAATAAAAAATAAAATATAGATTTTAAAAAATAATTTTTTTAATTAATGAAAAAATATAGTAGAGATGAAGTAGAAAAAGAATCACTTAAATATTTTAAAGGTGATAAAATGGCATCTAATGTGTGGATTAATAAATATTCTCTTAAAGATTCAGAAGGTAATATTTATGAATTAACACCAGATGATATGCATCGAAGATTAGCAAAAGAACTTCATCGAATTGAAAGTAATTATCCAAATCCATTATCAGAAGATAAAATATTTGAACTTATAAAAGATTTTAAATATATTGTTCCACAAGGAGGTCCTATGTCTGGTATTGGTAATAATTTACAAATTGTTAGTTTAAGTAATTGTTTTGTTATTGGAAATGAATCTGATAGTTATGGTGGAATTTGTTTTACTGATCAAGAACAAGTACAATTAATGAAAAGACGAGGTGGTGTTGGTCACGATTTATCACATATTAGACCAAAGGGAACATCTGTTAAAAATTCAGCATTAACATCAACAGGTATTGTTCCTTTTATGGAAAGATATTCTAATTCAACTAGAGAAGTTGCACAAGATGGTAGAAGAGGAGCATTAATGCTAAGTTGTCATATTAAGCATGTTGATTCTGAAGATTTTATGGATGCTAAACTCGAATCTGGTAAAATAACAGGTGCTAATATATCTGTTAAAATAGATGATGATTTTATGAGATGTGTAGTTGAAGATAAACCATATTTTCAACAATATCCTGTTTTTTCAAATGAACCAAAAATTAAAAAAGAAATTGATCCAAAAAAATTATGGAAAAAGATTGTTCATAATGCGTGGAAATCTGCTGAACCAGGTATATTATTTTGGGATAATATTATTAATGAATCTATACCTGATTGTTATTCAGAATATGGATTTAAAACAGTCAGTACAAATCCATGTTTAACATCAGATTCTTTGATTATGACTGATAATGGTGAAATTACAATAAAACAAATTGTTGATAATTTTGATGATACTAAATATAATGTATTAACATATAATGAAAAATCTAAACAATTAGAATATAATCAAGTTAATGATGCACTTTTATCTAAAAGAAATGCTAATATTATAGAATTAGAATTAGAAGATGGTACATTATTAAAATTAACACCAGATCATAAAGTATATACTGAAAATAGAGGATGGGTAGAAGCTTCACAGTTAAATGAAAATGATATTTTAATAAAAATTGAAAATTAGTAAAAATCCGTGTGTAATATTCAATATATATTATTAAAATAATCACACGGATTTATGGAAAATATTATATCGTTCTTTGATGATGTTAGTAAATGTAAATTTAAAACAAGAAATGGTAAAAAATTATTTAGTGATAAAGAGTTATTATATAATGATAATAGATTTATTCATGTAAAAAATTTTATAAATCAAAAATATGTTATAGATGGACAAGGTATAAAATCAATAATAAAAGATTATAATTTACCTATAACGTATTCTATTTTAAGATTTTATATAATAAATATATTTAATATTAAACTAAGAGATAATAAAACAATAACACCTTTTTTAAGACAACGTAGAAAAGATAAAGCATTAAATGAAAAAAATAATAATATTGGATTTTTTAGTAAAGGAATTCAAGAAAATATTAAAATAAAAACAACCAATAAAAGAGGAGTTCAAGGTTATTATTATAATAAATCATTAAATAAATATGTTTGGTTACGTAGTTCATGGGAATATATTTATGCAAAATGGTTAGATAAAAATAATTATAAATGGGATGTTGAATATCAAACATATTTAGTTGATTATAAAAAATATAGACCTGATTTTTTTATATTTGATGAATATAATAATATAATAAAAATTGTAGAAATAAAAGGATATTGGAAAGATAAACTTTTTAAATTTAATTTACTAAAAAATAAAATTAATAATATAGAATTAATACTTATTGATAAAATAAAACCATATACAGATAAAAATGTTAAATATGAATTATCTGAATGGAAAATAATAAGAAAATTAAAAAAATAAAAATAAAATAAATGAATATTGTAAAAACAAAAATTAAAAAAATAAACATTAAGCAAAATGAAGATGTTTATGATTTAAAAGTTAATAATAATCATAATTTTTTCGCTAATAAATTATTAGTTCATAATTGTGGTGAAATACCTTTAAATCCTTATGATTCTTGTCGTTTAGTAGCATTAAATTTATATTCTTATGTAGAAAATCCATTTACTACTGAAGCTAGATTTAATTTTGAATTATTTAAAGAACATGTAATGTATGCTGAAAGATTTATGGATGATATCGTTGATTTAGAAATTGAAAAAATAGATCAAATATTACAAAAAATTAAAAGTGATCCAGAACCAGATGAAATAAAATCAGTGGAAATTAATTTATGGAATAAAATTAAAGAAAAAGCACATCAAGGTAGAAGAACTGGTTTAGGTATAACATCCGAAGGTGATATGTTAGCTGCATTAGGATTACAATATGGAACATCAGAAGCTACTGATTTTGCGGAATTGGTACATAAAACATTAGCAACTAATGCTTATAAATCATCTATTATAATGGCAGAAGAAAGAGGATGTTTTCAAGTTTGGAATATAGAAAATGAGAAAAATAATCCATTTGTTAATAGAATAATCAAATCATTAGAAGAAAATAATGAGCATGATATAATTAAAAAATATCAAAAAACAGGTAGAAGAAATATATCATTGTTAACAATTGCACCAACTGGTTCAGTAAGTATTATGACTCAAACTACTTCGGGCATTGAACCTGTTTTTCTTCCAGTATATAAACGTAGAAGAAAAATAAATCCAAATGATAAAAATGTTACTGTAGCAAGAGTAGATGAAGTAGGTGATTCGTGGGAAGAATATAATGTATATCATCCTAAATTTAAAATATGGGCTGAAATAAATGGTTATAATTTTTCTGAATTAGAAAAAATGAAAACTACCGAATTAAATGAAATTGTTAAGAAATCACCATATAACGGAGCATCTTCAAATGATGTTGATTGGGTAGAAAAAGTTAAAATGCAAGGCAGAATTCAAAAATGGGTAGATCATTCAATTAGTGTTACAATTAATTTACCTAGTGATGTTACAGAAGATTTAGTTGCTAAAGTATATCAAACAGCATGGGAAAGTGGATGTAAAGGTTGTACTGTTTACAGAGATGGTTCAAGAGATGGTGTTTTAGTTTCTAAAGATTCTAAAGATTCTAAAAAAACAAATATTTTTATCGAAAATGATGCACCAAAAAGACCAACTGTTTTACCTTGTGATATTATTCGTTTTACTAATAAAGGTGAAAAATGGATTGGATTTTTAGGATTATTAGACAATAGACCATATGAAATATTTACTGGATTACAAGAAGCAGCAAATATTCCACAATATATTGAAAAAGGTGAAATTGTAAAAATAAGTGATGTTAATACTAAAATAGATGGACATTCTAGATATGATTTCAGATATATTGATAAAGATGGTTATGTTCAAGAATTTAGAGGTTTATCTAGAGCTTTCAATAGAGAATATTGGAATACGGGAAGATTAATTTCAGCAATTCTTAGACACGGTATGCCACTACCAAACGTACTTCAAATCATAGATAAATTATATTTTGAAACTGATGATATATCTAGTTGGAAAAATGGTGTTAAACGAATGATTAAAAAATATATCAAAGATGGTACATCTATTAAAGGTGAAGCTTGTCCTGTGTGTGGTAGTAAGATGATATTTAAGGAAGGTTGTAAATCTTGCTCAGAATGTAGTTATTCAAAATGTGAATAAAAAAATAAAACCTGTTATTTTTATAACAGGTTTTATTTTTTAAATCTTTTGTTATTTCTACATTTTGGACTGATTTGTATCTATATATAATAATAAAAAATAAATTTTTATAATTATGGAAGAACAAATTACAATTGAACAATTAATACAAATTTTAGAAGATGCTAAAAAAGATTATAATAAATTTTATGATAAAGGTGTTAAAGCAGCATCAACTCGATTGAGAAAAAAAGTTCAAACAGTTGATAAATTAATTAAACAAATGAGAAAACAAATAATGGTACACAAAAAATCAATAAAAAAGGGGTAAACACCCCTTTTTTATTTACATTTTCTTTTTTAATTTAGATATTTTAATTGATCTTTTAGTATTATCACCTAAATTATTTATTAAATGATTTTCTATCTTTTTTATGGATTTAAGTTCTTCATTATATTTAATCATTTCTTTACATTTCTTTATTCTAGATATAATTTTTCTATCCATAAATTTTTTTAATACAAAAGAATATATTTCAAAAGTATTATATTTTTCTTTTTGTTGTATGCGTATATTATATTTACCTTCATCATATCTTATAAAAAAATATAAATCATTACTATCATCTATTTTAGATATAAGTTCATATCCATCTGACCATTTGGTACTATCTAATAACATTGATAATAAAATATTTTTATAAATATTTATAATTTCATTATTTACTTTTGGTTTATTCATTATATTAATTTTTATTTAATATTTTTATTTAATATTTTTTGTATTTTAATACTTCTTTTAAAATCATCATTTAATTTATTTAAGAGAATATTTTCTTTGATATTTATTTTTTTATGTTCTTCTAAACTACGTAAATCAGATATCATAGCTAAAATAGCTAAATATATTTTTGTTTTTTTATTAAATTAACATTATATGAATAATGTTCAGTATTGTAATTTGCATTACCTATAATTATTTTAATATTAAATTTATTAATCATTATTTCAAATCTAGTATCTTTATCATCATTAAAGAATTCACTATAATATGAATAATAACCTTCTTTCCATTTAGATGCATCTTTTAAAATTGATAATAATAATTTTTCGTAAACATCAATAATATTCTTATTTATTTTCATATGTATAATTTTTATTGTTTACCCATTTTATTCAATAATTTTTCTAATTTTAAAGATCTCTTAGTACTACTTGATAAACTATTCATTAATATATTTTCTTTATTATCTAAATCATCTATTTCATTTTTATGTAAAAAATATTTATACATTTCTGATACATCATGATAATGTTTATTATACCAATGTATTTTAAATGTACATAATGTTGTCACACTATTTGATTTAACTTTAATAATTGCATGCATAAAAAAATCAGTATTAAAACTAATATTGAAATATAATTTATTTTCATCATCTATAAAATTACTATTAATAATAATAGAATTATAATGATTGTCTTTATTCCAATTTTTACGATCTTGTAGTTTTAATACTAATATTTTTTATAAATATTAATTATATCATCATTAATTTTCAATTTTCGCATAATTTTTTATTTATTCAAAGTTAATAAATAAAAATTAAAATACCAAAAAATTATTGAACTTTTAATACATCAGAAATTAAAGATTTAAATTTTTCTTTACCTATTCCACCTACTAATACTTTTGGATATTCATTTAATGGGATGAATAGAAGAGTTGGAACACTTTTTACATTAAAAATAGTGGACAATTCTTGTTGTTCTTCAACATCAATTTCATAAATATTCATTTTACCTTCATATTCTTTACTTAAATCTTCCAAAACGGGATGTAATTTTTGACATGGAATACACCACCCCAGTGCACTAAAAACCAATATACTAGGTAAATCACCATTATATTTCCATTCTTGATTATTTTCGAAATCAAATATTTTTGTTTTGAAAGTTTCAATTGTTAAATTTTCCATAATTTATTTATTATTTTTTAATTTATCCTTCTTCAATAAATATTCAATGTATTCTGATTTTGATAATTTTTTTGTTTCAATCATATCATTAATAATATCATCTAATTCTTTATTTATTGTAATAGATAATGTTTTTTTCTTGTTTTTCTTTTTTGGTCTAGCCATATATAATTTTATTTTATTAAAATATATATGTAAAAATGGAAAAAGTTGAGTTTTATAATTTAATATATACTATTAAAATACTATTGAAACTATGAAAAAAATAAAAACTAAAATAAAGTTATCAATTACGATTGACGAAGATGTATTTAATTACATTAATGAAAATTTTGATAATAAATCAAAATATATTGAATATTTAATATTTAAAGATTTATCTGATAATAATCTATTAAAAAATAATTTTAAATACTATGGGGATAATTTATCTAACAACAAATAAAATAAATGGTAAAAAATATATTGGAGTGGATACAAAAAATAATAAATATTATTTTGGTTCTGGTACTGCAATAAAACATGCACTTAAAAAATATGGAACAGAAAATTTCATAAAAGAAATCATTGAAAGTAGTGATGATATACAATATTTATTTGAAAAAGAAAAGTATTGGATTAACTATTATGATGCAGTTAATTCAAAAGATTTTTATAATATGTCGATAGGTGGAAAAGGTGGAAATATGTTAATTAATGATGAATCTATAAAAAAACATAAAGAAGGAAATAAAAAATCAATTAAAACAACAATTGAAAAACGTAAAGGTAAAACCTATGAAGAAATATATGGAGATAATGCCGAAAAAGAAAAAGAAAAAAGAAAACAATCATTGTTAGGTAAAAAACACAATGAAGACAGAATTAAAATAAATAGTGAATCACATAAAGGTATTGTAACATGGAATAAAGGATTAACAAAAGATACTGATATAAGAGTAAAAAAATATAGTGAAAATGTAAATAGACCAAAATATTTAAAAATATATGAATTAATTGTTCCAACTAATGAAAAGATATCATTTTATGGTAGAAATGAATTGAAAAAATATTTAAAAAATATAAATAAGGATTTTAAATTTAAAAATAGAATAAATTGTGATAAATTAATTAAAAATAAACAATTAAATGGATATTCTATTAAAATAAAAAAGGGGTTTTAAACACCATTTTTTACTTTTATTTTATCAACAATGTAGTTAGTTATAATTTGAGGAAGATTTATACCAGAAACCACACAAAAAGTTGCCATATGGGGTGATATATTTATTTCCATTACGTAATATCTTCCATCATTTAAATCTTGGATAATATCAAATCCTAATATATCACATTCTATATGTTTAGATATATCAACACACATATTTTTAATACTATCTGGTACATCTGCTTTTACTGCTTTATTACCCAATGCAACATTACTTCTAAATTCACCATCTTTTATTAATTTTCTTTTAATAACTAATTCAACATTATTTTTAACGACAATTATTCTAAAATCACCATCATTTGGTATTAATTTTTGAATCATTAATAATTCATTATTATTCTTAAAAAATTCAATTAATTCTTCTGAACTATTAACTTTCCAAACACCTGTTCCTCTATCAGCATCTATTTTTTTAACAATAACAGGATAACCGAAATTATCATTAATCATGCTTAAAATTTTGTTATTTAATTTATATGTTGATATGGTAGGAATATATGTATATCCTAATGATTCTGTTAAATCCATTCCATATGATTTTGTATCAAACATATGAAAATTTTCATATCTTAAAAATGGAACATTATGTTTTTTTAGATAATTTACAATTAACATTGATATTGTAGATTGTTTTGACATAAAACCAAAAAATACAAAATCATAATCTTTTAAATTGGTATTATTTATATAATAACCATCTTTCAATCTATAAATATTGGAATAATCGTAAAAATCAACTAATGTATCAGGTAATGTTTCATTAATTATTTTTGGAAATAATTCACTCATCGTATAACAATTTCTAAAAATATTGGTTGGATCTGGTTCACCATGTGTATCAATTTTAATATTAAATTGTAAAAATAATACTCTATTTTTAGAAGTAATATCTAATTTTTGAAATCGAATTGCTTTAAAAGGAATATTATAACCTACATCTACATATAATTCATCACCTTTTTGAATGATATCACCAGCGATAAAATGTTCTCTAGATTTTAAAAATTTCAACTGTTTTTCAGTTAAATCATCAAATTTAATAGGTATGATATAATCACCTTCTTTAAATGGTATATTATTATGTTTTTCTACCAAATATTTTAAAAAATTAAAGTATTTTGTTTTCAATGTGTTAAACATATTATTTTTTTTATATATTAAAATTAATAAAACCATTTATTGTATTCTCTATCCAACATATCATAATCTAAAATTTTTCGTTTTGTTGGTAAATCATCCCAATTAATTTTAGAAGATGTTAAACATAATAATTTTAAAAATTTCAACTGTTTTTCAGTTAAATCATCAAATTTAATAGGTATGATATAATCAC